TTGATGAACTGGAGGGTATTTTTAAGGGGACGCCACTCATCCCACAGGTCTCCGTCTTCGGCTAACAACTTTTCGCCAATTAGTCTTCCTGAGCTTTTAAACGGGAACCATATATCGCGTGCGTTATTATACCCTTCGACGGTAGTTCCTCCCGGCGGAATCCACACATCATCTTTCATCTGTGCGAGCTGGGCATCAATGGCTTCTACTGCTGCTTCCAGTGCTTCGGTATACGGCCCGCCTCGTAGAAGCTCTTGCAATTCTGACTTCGACTTTTCAAGTTTTGCCTTGTTCATTCTCGTTAAGATTAAGATAGATCACCTCCTGTTAAATTTCGGAAGCAGATTCTATAGCTAACCTAATAGATTCAATTTCTTCTGTCAGCCCATCATGGCTTTTCAATATTTGCTGGTAGTAATAATTTTTAGGGAGCGACTTGATCTTTGTTATTGTCCCAGCGTAATCAATCGCCGGGATTTTCTGGCCTATGCTAACCTCATCCGGAGCAATGCCGCTTACTGATCGAAGTATTTCTTTCACTTCTTTCACTTCTGATATTGTTGCCGAAATAATAAAACCACTTTCTGTTTTCGCTATTACTTCCATTTCATTCTCCTGTTAAATTAGGTGGTCCCCAAGAATCACATTCCAGTATCAGCATTCACGAAGGCACGGAAAGTGGAAGACTGGGGACCATTGACTACAGCGCCTCGACTTCCTTGACGGCGGCTTTGGACTCCCTGTCGAGTAACCTCAAAACGCCTGACTGGATGTTGATTAAATCCTGATTCTCCAGCGATACCCCGTCGATAAAGCGGAGCTTTTTCAGCCAGTCGGTGAGCTTCTGCTTTTCGGGTTTCATGGCCTCATCGGCGGCGGCTTTCACTTCGGCCTCTTTCGCCAGCCGATCATCTTCGGCGCGCTGGTCGGCTTCGCGCTTCAGCTTTTCCCGTTCAGCCTCGATTGTTTCCTGTTCCAGGCGCTGGGCGTCCAGTTTTTGACGTTCTTCGTCCAGCTTCGCCTGCTCGGCTGCGTGCTTCTCGTCGGCTACGGCCTGCTCTGCCTTACGGACGGACGCCTTTTCAGCGTCGAGCTTGTCACGGGCTTGAGATTCAGCCTGACGCTGGGTTTCGGCCTGCTTGTCCAGTTCTGCTTGCCTTTCTGCCTGATCGGAGGCAATGCGGGCATTCTCAGCCTGCTGGGCCTCGAATTCTTCGCGGACTTTCAGGGCGGTTTCCAGCGTCAATATTGTAGCGTTGAGTGCGTCATTCGCCTGCTCTGAATATTCGGCAAAGGTGGTGCCGTCGATTTTGGCGATTGAATCAAGGTTGCTCTGGATTTTAGCCGCATCATCCTGTGGCAAAACCTGTGCCAGCCCTCGGATATAGTCAATCATGCTGGTGATTCCCTCGATACGCTCCATTTCATTCTGCCGGATTACCTCGGCCTCGCGCTCGGCTTGGTCGTCAATATCCTGCTTGGCAGCCTTGATCGGATCTTCCAGTGCAACCAGGCGGGCGGTGATGCGCTTTGCTTCTCCATTCCTGAACTTGATCTTGGCTTGGTCGTCGGCATTCAGCGCAAGCCGCATCTTGTCCAGCCCGGTACGCAGTGGCCTGAGTTCCCGGATGGCATCAGCACAGGCTTGGTAGCCGTCCTTGGTAGTGGCATCAGGAACTTTGGCGTACTTCGTCTCCAGCGTGCTAAGGCTTGCCTCAGTCTTGGTAAATTCGCTGATCTGTGTTGTTTCTTCTGCTGTTGCTGACATTTCAAAAACTCCTCAATGTGGCTAAAATAAGATTCCGCTCGGCCTCAACCGCCGCTAGTTGCTTAACAAGCTCGGCGACAAATACCGGGTCGGGGGTTTGCCGGATCGTGATTGACGGCAGGTCTGGATGGAAAAAAACCAAATCATTCCATGCCCGTTTAGGCAAAAACATTTCACCCTGCGTCTGTGCCACGTATTCAGGCTGGCAGCGGCCATGCTTTTTGAAATACAGCAGCACAGCAATATGACGCTTGGCTATAAGGCATTTAAATTCAACTTCGCCATCATCACCTACCAACCCGTCCGGGCTGACGCCGTAGCGTTTCAGGTCGTCGGTGATAAACCCGACTTGCTGGACTTCACAGCTATGCTCAAACTCGTACAGGGTTCGCGCATCGGCTTCCAGTTCCTTGCCCCTGTCGGTGTACTTGTTGCCCTCGAATCCGTCTACAGGCTTGCCTGCATAGGCTTCAGCGGCCAGAACAGCGGCGTATTCACCAAAGGATTTAGACCGCTTCGGCGGGCCTGATGCTCCGCTCGTTACCAGTTTGGAGAATTCGGAACCGGTGGGAATTCCCGCTCTAACTTTGAACCATGCCTCGCTGCCCTGAACGCAGTCGTGTACAATCATGCCGCCTTCCCCGCAATGGCTTTTTCTATCCTGTCCTTGGCTACCGTGAACCCGTCAGCCGGTATCGTTTCCAGACTGTCTACGCCTTTGGTCGCCAGCACCTTCAGGAACATTTTCAGATCCAGGCCATTTTCGTTAATAAGCGCGTGCAGCTCGGTTGACTGCTCGGCAGTGATATATTCAACCTCCGGCTTCGGCTGTCCTGCACCATTGCCGTCGTCGTCCTGATCCATCGATGCCAGTCCGACAAGCGCAAATGCCGTATACCGCTCCAGATAGCTGACAGTGGATGCAATAGCCTGGATGCTGTTTTTACCGCCAGAGGCGTCAGGAGCGGCTGATAGGGCTGTTTCCTTGCTGGCCCCCATCGAATGGGACAGTACACAAGTCACGGTGATTTCACCGCCGCTCTGCGTTTCCTGTTTGGTTTCCCACGACAGGGACAGCCCATATTGACTAAGGATTGGATTTATAACTGACAGCGCAGCGCCAAGCGTCGTATGCCGGTATTCTGTTCTGCCTTTCTGGGTGTCAAACGACACCAGCTTGTCTTTCTCCAGCCGTATCTCATTTGTCTTAAATTCAGCCAGCGCCCGGTGAAAAGCCTTTTCAGCTTCGTTTTTCTCGTAGTCCTTCTGCACGTCCAGCATTTGCTGAAGCACGTCCGGCGTCATTTTCCCGTCCATGACAGCCTGAACCATCGGGGCAAGCCTGGCTGCAAACTCTCAGGCTGCACCGCTACTGCCGTGACCGGCTTCACATCGGGGATGTCGTTTTCTATGGTTTCGTCATTCATTATACTCTCCTAAAGTTAATACCCGTTCGCCCTTTAACCTGTCCCTAAGCCGTTCTAACCGTCTTTCCTTACACTCCACCAGTAGGGCTACCCTTTCAGCTTCGAACCGTCTACGCATGGCCAGGCGCTCTGCTGGGGTGGTGGGGAAGGGGTAGTTATTCATAATCTTCCATAATCCGCTCAGCTAAATCAGCAAAAAGCTTCTTGGAATACATAAGCTGGCTCCCCTGAATACTGACGGAACATATTCCAATATGGGCTGTCTCTTCAGGAACATAAATAGCCCCCCCTGACATCAGGGCTGGAACCTTCTCGTAATACTCGTATTCAATGTCCAGTGTCAGGCGCTTATCGATTTGGATTGATTCACTCAATGTTCTTGCTCCCTTCGATTGCTTTTGTTTCTGCGCTTTGATCCAATAATGCGCTGGTCATAAGGCTTCCCGCCTCCTGCGCCGTAGTTGTCAGCGCATCCGCGCAAACATGGAATATCTGGTCGATATGCTCATTGCTCAGGATGATGTCAATCTCGCCAATCTCACCCTGGAATTTCACCTTGCCGCGCAACTGGCCTTTGTTACTACCCCATTCTTCGCGCTCGATGTGTAATTTACTAAGTCTCATATTCGCTCCTTGCTAAATTGTGTTGATAAAGGGTGGCTTATTTCCTGTTGCTAATTCGTGATATTCCTTTAATAATTCAGTCATTGGCATATCAAGGCCTACGCAGTATCCAAGCTCTGTAATAGAGAAATAAATATCTGAACATCTTTCACACATATACCAGGGGGCACGTTCTATCTCTCCGTCCTCTCCATATATTCTGCACTCGATGTCAGAATCAGGGGC